TTGCTTCATTTTGTTGGCCTGCTTGAAGTCGATGATTGACTCCGCGTTCCGGTACACCCCGATGCAGTCCGAGGTGCCGGCGTACTTGTTGGGGTAGTGCAGCGGAATCTCCGCCCCCCAGACCTCCTGAACATTCGGGAAAAACGATTCGATGAGCTTGTAGCCCATCCAGTACCCCTTGACCGCGAGCCACGATCTCGGGACATCCAGCGGCCGATTCAAAAGCAGCCGCTCCACCACGTTGTGCATGTGCGTTCCAACCGTGGCGGCCTGATTGCGGATGCGCTCCGCTTCCTCCTGACCGACCCTCGCGGCCCACGCATCAAGCTCTGTGCGGTCCTTGGTTGCCGACAAGATGGTTGTCACGCTGGGCAGCCGTTCCGGACCATACGTTCTCCCCTCTGGCCCGTCGTGCCTCACCAGGGGTTCATACGAAAACTTGCGACGAATGGGTATGAGCTGCATTAGATGAGCCACTCCTTGATTTGCTCGCCCAGCACAGCGCTGGCGATGTTGATTTTGCCCCGTAGTGCTTTGACGATGTGCTCGTCCACCGTGCCTGGGGTGATGAGATCGATGTAGGTGACCTTGCTGGTTTGACCGATGCGGTGCGCTCGATCCTCCGACTGCAGACGAACCTCAAGGTCGAAGTTGTTGCTGTAATAGATCACCGTCTTCGCCGCGGTCAATGTCAAACCATAGCCCCCGGTGCGAGGATTGCCAACGAAGAACCGGAGCTCGTCTTTGGGGTCCTGGAACCGTGTGACGATCTCCTGCCTCTCGTCTGCCTCGGTGTCCCCGTAGTATGCAGCCACGGCCGTCATGCCATAAACCTCCTGCAACCGTAGACGGATGCGCTCGATGTCCTTGCGGTAGTTGGCCCAGATGATGACCTTGCCATCAACTTCCTCGAGTGCGGACATCAACTCGTCCACACGATTGCTGGGGAACTCAATCTCGGTCCCGTCATCGAGTTTGGTGTGTCCACAACAGATTTGATGCAGCCGCATGAGTTGGGTCAATGCGTTGTTGGTGCTGACGATGCCTTGATCGAGCACAGACAAGGCCATGAGCTTCATCTGGTCATAAGCCTTGCGCTGCTCTGGCGAGAGCTCCACTTCCCTGCGCAAATAGATTTTGTCCGGGAGGTCCAAGCACTCGTCCTTTGTCACTCGGAACGAAAACCGCTCAAGACGCTCATGCAACTCATCAAGCCTGCGGTACCCAACCACCTGCTTGAACGTGTGCGTTGCAAGTTTGCGCTCCACGAGCACTGCATACCGCGCCTGGAAGGCGTAGAAGCTTGGCATGTTCAAGCAGTCCGCCCCCAAGAATTCACACTGCGCATACAGGTCCAACGGGCTCTTCGTCACAGGGGACCCCGTGGCAATCCTCCTGTACCGTGCATCACGGCCCACCTTGATGATGCTCTTGGTGCGCTTGGCATTGGGCGTCTTGATTGTGGTGCTCTCGTCAACGGCCATCATGCTGTTGGTCACGCGCAGGAACGTCCGTGCGAAGGCCACGCCCTTTTCGGTGCTGAACGCCTCGACGTTCATGATCAAGATGCGCAGGCCATCGACGAATTCCAGCATCTGTTCCATCTCGAGCTTTTCAGCTCTGCGTGGAGACGGGGTCCAGCAGGCCATCTTGTGCGGCACATGCTCTGGCATGTGCTTGGGTATCTCAGATTTGTACCAGTTGCGGTAAACGCCTTTTGGTGCGACGATCAGCATCCCGTTGATGTCGCCGCGGTCATAGAGCAGCGCCGCGTTGTTGATGAGCATGAAGCTTTTGCCCGTGCCCATCTCAGCAAACAGCGCGACTTCTCGGTGCTGCCAGAAGCGCTGCAGGTATGCGGCCTGATGGGTGAACGGCTGGTTGCGGTACGGGTATCGTCCCAAGTCAATCATCTTTCTTCCTTTCTGGTGGCGGGCACTTGACGGCCCGTGAAAGCAGTGTACACTAGTCGCACGTTTCAAGAAAGGAGAGCACAAACGTGAGTCAAACCCCCACGGTGTTCGTGGTCCAGGAGATGCCCAACCACGACATTGCTTCAGCGACCCGCTTCGGCATGTTGAAGGTCCTGCTGCCAGCAAACACCCAGATTGCCTTTTCAACCGTCCCCACGGTCCGCACACTGCGGCGCAAGTTGATGAAGTTCTCGGACCAAGACTTCTTGCTGCTGACAGGGGACCCGGTGGCTATCGGCCTGGCCTGCTCGATAGCCTCCTTTTATAACTCCGGCCGCTACCAAGTGCTGAAGTGGGACCGCCGCGAGCGCTTGTACATCCCGATTTTGATCGACACCACCGAGAAAGGAGAGCTGGATGAATGACCTGAACACCCTGTTTGAGCAGGATGCCAACGCCCTGACCGTCAAGGACGACGACCTGTCGTCCGTTGGAGCCTTAGCCAAGCGGGCCAAAGAACTCGAAAAGGAAATTGAGGACTTGGACCGTGTGATCAGCGAGCGCAAGGAACAGCAGCGCAAACTGCTCGAGGAGGCCATCCCCGCCAAACTTGAAGAACTGGGCATGAAGAAATTCACGATGGCTGACGGAAGCCAGATTGATGTCAAGCCCTTCTACAGCGCAAGCATCAAGGCCGACAACCGGGCGCAGGCTTTTGAGTGGCTGCGCCAGCACGGCTTTGACGACATCATCAAGAACACGGTCTCAGTGCGCTTCGGCCGGAACGAAGACGGCCTGTGCGCTGAGCTATTGAATCTACTGCGCGAGAAAAACTATCCGGTTGATCAAGAGCAGAAGATCGAATCCCAGACCCTCAAGGCCTGGGTTCGCGAGCGGGTGGAGCGCGGCGAAGCGTTCCCCCAAGACCTCTTTGGCGCGTATATCGGCCAAAGGGCGACCATCAAATCAGCATAAACCAAGGAACTTGAATCATGGCAAAGAATGAAATTGCACAAAAGCAAGAAACCGCAATCGTCCTGGCAGGCGACTTCGAGCAAGACGCCCGCAGCGGGTTTGAGGGCATGGGCCAGGAGGACTTCGCTCTTCCCTTCCTGCGCCTTCTGACCAACACGAGCCCGGAGGTGGGCGAGATCGAGGGCGCCATGCCTGGCATGGTCATCAATTCGGTCACCAACCAGTTGTATGACGGCAAGAAAGGGCTGACGGTCATCCCGTGCGCCTATGTCCGCCAATACATTGAATGGCAGCCCCGTGGCAGCGGTGCAGGGGCCCCCGTGGCCATTTACCCGGCAACCAGCGACATCCTGAGCCGCACCCACCGGGAGCCGCAGGACAACAAGGATTACCTGGACAACGGCAACTACATCGAGAACACGGCCAACCACTACGTGATGATCCTTGGGGACAACGGCATTCCTGAGCCGGCGCTCATCACCATGAAGTCCACGCAGCTCAAGAAAAGCCGCAAGTGGAACAGCATGATGATGTCCACCAAACTCATGGGAGCCAACGGCCCGTATACGCCGCCGATGTATAGCCACCTCTATCGCCTCACCTCGCAGGCCGAGTCCAACGACAAGGGGAAGTGGTATGGCTGGGAAATCGAGAAGATTGGTCCAGTTACCGACCGCAACACCTACATGGCCGCCAAGGCGTTCGCTGAGCAAATCAACAGCGGGCAAGTGAAGGTCAAGCACGAGACTGAACAGGGCTCTTCTATCGACGTTCCGTTCTGATGACGGGGGTGGGGCAACCCCCACCCCTTTTTCATAGAGGGTAAGCATGACCGACATCACCAAGTTCAAGGCCATCTTCAATGGCCTGGACATCGCATACGGCACATACAAAATCAAGGCAGAACGTGGAGATGGAAAGCAGGCCGGTCAGGCCACCGTGGTTAGGAAGCCCCCAACAGATGACCTGTGGGAGAAGCATCTTGATGGCGTCGAGCCTTCCCTTGGCATCATCCCTATTCGCGCTGACAACAGTTGCATTTGGGGCTGCATTGACATCGATCAGTATCCTCTTGACCATAAGGGGCTGGTTGAAAAAATAGCCCAACTCAAACTCCCGCTCGTGGTGTGCCGCAGCAAGTCCGGCGGCGCCCACGTCTTTCTGTTCACGAAAGAACCACAGCCCGCTCGAGAATTCCAGCAGTACCTCAAGAACTCCGCGGCCCTCCTGGGCGAAGCAGGCCGGGAAATATTCCCCAAGCAGGCCGAAATCCTCGTGGACCGGGGAGACACCGGCAACTTCTTGAACCTGCCCTATTTCGGCGGGGATCGTGGAACGCGCTACGCCATCAAGCCTGACGGCAGCGCCGCAACTCTGGAGGAGTTTTATGAGCTTTGGCAGGCCAATGTTCAAGAGTCGATTTCGGCTTTTCCTGATCCGCCGAAGGCACCTGACTCTCCCATCAAAGACGGGCCGCCATGTCTGCAGGCGCTATGTTCGCAAGGGATTCCGGAAGGCGGTAGGAACAACACCCTGTTCAACGTAGGAATTTTCTTAAAGCGCGCGTTCCCCGCGGCGTGGGAAGACAGGCTGGTGGAGCACAACATCAAGTATGTGAGCCCGCCGCTGCCAAACAATGAAGTCCAACTCGTGATCAAGCAGGTTGGGAAAAAAGACTACAACTACAAGTGCAAAGATGCGCCGCTCAATTCGTTCTGCAACAGCGGGCTGTGCCGTACCCGCAAGTTTGGAATTGGTTCTGCAGGCCCAGACGCTCCACAAATCGCTTCCCTGTCCAAATATGCCAGCGAGCCGCCGCTGTGGTTTCTTGACGTTAACGGCCGTCGCTTGGAACTTGACACCGACAGTCTGTTTATGCAGGCTGCCTTTCAAAAAGCCTGCGTGGAAAAACTTAACGTTCTTCCCCCAACGCTACGGAAACAGGACTGGGAACACCTTCTAAACGCCCTGTTGAAGGAGATGGTGGAAACCGAGCAGATCAGCGAAGCCAGCGAGGACACCAGCGTGACTGGACGCTTCATGGACCTGCTCGAAGAATTCACGACCCACATGCAGCAGGCCATGGATCGGGATGAAATCATCATGGGTCGCCCGTGGACCGATGATGAAGAGGCAAAGACCTACTTCAGGATGAAAGACCTCGAGGCCCACTTGACGAGAAACAACTTCAAGGGCATGTCTGCCCCTAAGATGGCGCAAAGGCTTCGAGACCTGGGCGGTGAGCCCATCAGCCTGTTTCTCAAGGGGCGCACCATCCGGTGTTGGCGAATCCCAATATTTGCCAAACAAGATGCGCCATTTACAACCCAGACCAGCAGAGAAGGGAGTCCGTTCTGATGTTGAAAATTGATGGACACGACAACGCAATTTTGGGCCCAGGCCTCATCTGGAACCGGGAGCACGGCCGCGTAGAAGTACTGGTCTACGACGCTGAAGTCATCCGCGAAAACCTCATGCGGGACGGCATGAACAGCGAAGAGGCTCGAGAATTCATCGAATTCAACATTGAAGGCGCCTACGTGGGGATTGACACCCCCGTCATCGTGTGGACGCAGGACTTCTGGGACTTCGATGACTGAAGTCAACAAAATCTTCGGTCCGCCAGGCGCCGGCAAGACAACCTACTTGCTCAACGTCGTCGAACAGGAATTGGCCGGCGGCGTCTCGCCCCTGGAAATTGGCTACTTTTCATTCACCAGAAAAGCCGCCAACGAAGCCCGGGACCGCGCCGTGGCCAAGTTCCCAAGGCTCAACCCGCGTACAGACTTTCCCTACTTCCGTACGCTGCATTCCCTGGCCTTCCACATCCTCGGCACAAGGACCGAGGACATCATGCAGGCAGAGAATTACAAAGAATTTGCCCAGCAGGCAGGCATCGAACTCAACCTGTCCAGCGACGAAGAGGAGTCCTTTGTCAAGGCCGACAACCCCATCCTCAACGAAATCAACCTGGCCAGAATCCGCGGGGTTGACCTGCGGGAACACTACAACCGCAGCGGCCTGGACATTGAGTGGCACCATTTTGAGTTTGTAGAGCGGACATACCGGCACTACAAAAACTCCCACTACCTGCTGGATTTCACCGACCTGCTGGAGCTGGCCGTCTTGGAATCGGATCGGCTCCCTGAACTTGAAGTCCTGATCGTGGACGAGGCCCAGGACCTGAGCCGACTTCAGTGGAATTTAGTCGAAGCCCTGGCAAATCGGGCGAAAAGAGTCTTCCTCGCCGGGGACGACGATCAGGCAGTATTCACTTGGGCTGGCGCCGATGTCAAGAGTTTCTTGTCCTTCCGCGGGCGCATCACCGTCCTCGAGCAGTCCTACCGGGTGCCGGCAAACGTCCACCGACTGGCCAACAACATCGTCACCAGAATCCACGAGCGGCAAGAAAAAGTCTGGCGCCCTCGAGACTTCGACGGGGAGGTCAAGACGTACTACCGTTTCGAGGACGTGCCCGTGGTCGAAGGCCAATGGCTGCTCATGGCCTCAACCAACTACATGCTCAACCCCGTCCACGAATGGCTGAAAAGCCTGGGCATGCTGTTTGAAAGAAACGGCATCCCGTCCCTGTCCGCCAACATCGCCCACGCCGTGGCGGACTGGGAAAAGCTCCGCAAGGGCCTGACCATCTACGGCGAGGCCGTCAAAAACGTTTACAAGTATCTCGACACAAGCGCCGTGGCCCGGGGCTTCAAGACATTCAAGACTGGCGAGGCAACCCAGAGTTACAGCCTGGAAACGCTGCAGAAGCACTTTGGACTGCAAACAGACGTGGTCTGGCATGCGGCCCTGACCAGGATTCCGGACGACAAACGGGAATACCTCATCGCCCTGCTGCGGCGGGGAACCAAACTGTCCGAGTCCCCCAGGATCAGGCTCTCAACCATCCATGGCGCCAAAGGGGGCGAGGCGGACAACGTCATGCTGATGATGGACCTGAGTCCTAAATTCGCGCTGGAGTATGCGGCCAACGCCGACAACATCCACCGGCTGTTCTACGTGGGTGTCACACGGGCTAAAAAGACGCTGCACCTGATTCTTCCAAAGCATCAAGAAAAAGGATTCCGGCTTTGAACATCAAATCCCTTTTCCCGGCCAACGTCGAATGGGTTGCGCCGGAAGTGTTCCCCAACCTCTCAGCTGCCAAGGAGATTGCAATTGACCTTGAAACATGCGATCCCAACATGGAGTCTATGGGTCCCGGTTGGCCTCGCAACGATGGCTTTATCGTTGGTTACGCTGTCGCTGTGGACGGCTGGGCTGGGTATTTCCCAGTCGCTCATGGGGGCGGCGGCAATCTTGATCGTGGCCTTGTGGAACGGTGGATTAAAGACGTACTGGCCACGCCCGCGGACAAAATCATGCACAACGCCGCCTACGACGCCGGCTGGTTGGGCGCCGCTGGATTCACCATCAACGGCCGCATCTACGACACGATGCTCGCTGCACCGCTTCTTGATGAAAACCGGTTCTCCTACAGCCTCAACGCCCTTGGCTTCGACTACCTCAAGGAAGTCAAGTCCGAGCAGGGCCTCAAGCAGGCCGCAGCCGATTTCGGCGTCCACCCCAAAAAAGAACTCTGGAAACTCCCGGCCATGTACGTCGGAGAGTACGCCGAGCAGGACGCCGCGCTGACGTTGAAACTGTGGCAGCAATTCAAGATTTTGCTCCGCAGGGAAGAAGTCGAATCCATCTTCGAGCTCGAAACAAACGTCCTGCCGGTGCTGATCGAGATGACCCGCCGGGGCGTCAGGTTCAACCGGCCGCGGTGCGAGGAACTGATTAGCCAGCTGCGCAAGCAAGAAAATCAGCTCCTGGACACCCTGCGCAATACTGTGGGTTTCGGCGTGGACATCTGGGCCGCCAAGAGCATCGCCGCAGCCTTCGACAAACTGTCCATACCCTACACCAAGACCGAGAACGGCCTGCCCAGTTTCACCAAGGGGTTTCTGGACTCCTGCCAGCACCCCATCGCCAAACTCATCGTCGAGGCCCGGGAAACCAACAAGACGCACAGCACCTTTCTGGAGCCATACCTGAATTTCAGCGCCAAGACCGGGCGCATCCATTGCCATTTCAACCAACTGCGCTCCGACGACGGCGGTACGGTCACCGGCCGGCTGTCCGCCGCCAGCCCTAACCTGCAGCAGGTCCCCGCCAGGCACGAAATCATCGGGCCCATGGTCCGCGGCCTCTTCCTGCCCGAAGAAGGCGACCTCTGGGCCAGCAACGATTTCTCCTCCCAAGAACCGCGGCTCCTGGTCCACTACGCCAACCTCCTGGAGCTGCCAGGCGCAGAAAAAATGGTCGAGGCCTACCGTCAGGACCCCAACACCGATTTCCACCAGATGGTGGCCGACATGGCCGGCATCAAACGCAAAGCCGCCAAGACCATTGGCCTGGGCCTCATGTATGGCATGGGCAAAAACAAACTGGCCACCCAGTTGGATTTGGACGTCGAAGAGGCCAGCGAACTGATCAACCGCTTCCACATCAAAGTCCCCTTCCTGAAGGGGACCGTCAACGCCGTGATGAAAAGAATCGACCACCCCGCCTCGGGCGGCTCGATCCGCACCCTGCTGGGAAGAAAATGCCGCTTCCCCCTGTGGGAACCCGTCGAATGGGGCGTCAACAAAGCACTGCCCCGCGAACAGGCCATCATGGAATACGGCCAACGGATCAAGCGCGCCGGCACCTACAAGGGGCTAAACCGCCTCATCCAAGGGTCCGCTGCCGATCAAACCAAGGCGGGGATGGTGGCGCTGCACAAAGCAGGCTTCAAACTCTTGCTGCAGGTCCACGATGAAGTGGTCATCAGCGTCAAATCCCGGGAAGAGGCCCAGGAAGCGGCCAAAATCATGGCCGAATGCGTTCGCCTCGAGGTCCCCAGCCGGTGCGACGTGGAAGTCGGACCGAACTGGGGCGAGGCCAAATAATCAAGCCACTTCGAGCAGCTTGTCCAAATAGTGGCGGGCCTTCTCAAGGTCCTGCCTGCCACCCTTGCTCTTCCAGCGGGTCACATATTTGACAATGTTGCCCTCCAAATAGCCCAACTCATTGCTGACGATGTAGTCCCACGGCTGCACCGCATTCTTCTTGTAGTGCTCCCCGCCAACCTGAATTTCGTTGACAACCGCAGAGACCGGGGCTCCGCGCACCTTCTTGGCTAACTTGTACGCGTAACCCACAGCAATCTTGTGCTTCTGGGCCAAACTGTTCACAGTCGCCTCTGGGTGATCCTGCAGCGCCTGCAAATATCGCTTGGTCTTTTCCGACATGGTCTTCACTTCAACTCTCCTTAAAAAACAGCGCGCTGTTTAGCGCGAAATGGGCGGGCACGACCACTTCTCGTGGACCGCGGCCCGGTCTTACCGACAAGGTCTCCCTTGCCGGATTCTTCAACGGGGTTATCCTCAAGTCTTCCCCCGAACCGTGCGTCGAGAACCTATGCCCGTTGGCACACAAATGCCTACGTCGTTTCTCGCCGTTCAACAACTTTCTCGTTTCAATGATTCTACTGTCCCCGCCGCAAACGGCGCATTTCAGTTTATTCCACATTGGACGCGTCTTTTTGCAACAGTTTTATTTCCCTGTAGGCGCACATGTAGTGCGTGGGGCCCCAGGACCAGCAATCGTGGCCGTGAGCATTGACCCTGAAATTTAGGTAATCAGTGATGCGCTTGGCCAACGCATCACCGTCAATGGCCTGTGGACCGTCGGTGGTCAAGATTTTTTGCCCTCGAATAAAACCGTGGGCCAGCTCCAGCAACTCAACGTGTTCAGGGGTTGGCAGCAATATCCTCATTTGACTCCTCGCAGAATTTTTTCAGCCATGACGCTGATGCGCCAAGAACATTCAGGATTGTTCGCCCGCAGGGCAAACTCCGCCTGACTCTTGCACTCTTTAGAAAAGGCCCGGGCGGCCTCATTCCAAACGAACCTGGCGTTATTGACGCCGATGACCTTTTGCTCCTGATCGGTTAGCGTGGACCACCAGGCGTCAAACGCATTCTCCATCAGTTGTTCCTTTTGCAGGGCCAGGCCTGCACCAGGGCGTTGACGATTAGAAGAGAGGCCCCCTTGTGCCGTTGTGCGGGGTTGTTTCTGAGATAGCGGGAAGTGACATCGACAAGCTGGCCGACGGTCACGCCATTGGGCAGGCAGAACAGGACATCGTCCAGGGCGTTGGCCACGCCGGAGATGTAGCCGTTTGCAAAACCCTTGGCCGACCAGGTGTCACCGTTGATGTCGTTGAGCAGCACGTTGCCGTTGATGAAATCCGCGTGTGCCGGGCTGCAGGCCACGGCCAGTGCAAGTAAAAGCTTTTTCATTTCCTCATCTTTCTTTGACGGTGTAAAACCAATCGTCGCCAGCGGCCCACTTTGGGGTGCCATCGACGGACCAAAACTGTCTGGCGGCTTGGAAGTCGGGGAACTTCGTTTCTGCGGGGACCAGGCTTTGGTCATACCACAGGCAGCGGTTGTTGGGCTGCGTGGCGAACTGGCCGTTGTCCAGGCGGATGAAGTTGAAGGACTTGTGTTCCTCGGCTTGCTCTGTGAATCCGGTGTCCAAGTCCATGCCGTCGGCGCAGAAGTCCACCGTGAACAGGTAGCGGCCGAAGTGCCACTCCTTGTCCTTGCCGAGGAACTTCACGCCGAGGTTGCGCAGTCCGATCTTTTCCACCACCGTGAAGCGGTAGCCCATGCAGTCCCACAACTGGAGGGTGTCGATGGGCAGGTCGCCGTGGTCTGCCTTCCAGACATAGGCGTGGATCGGCAGTTTGTCGTACAGCGCCCCGTATGCCGGCAGCAGGGACTCGATTCGGAACACCTGCCCCCGCAGGGCCTTGATGCTGACCCAGATGGCAGGCTCCAACTCCCCGTGCCCCTTCTCGTGGTTGTAGAGGAATTCCTTCCTCACGAAGCACTTGAGGGGCGGCAGGGAGGCGACGACGTAACTCATGCTTTCCCCCTATACTTTTCCAACTCCCTCTGCCCCATCTTGCTGAGTTTGGGGATGCAGACCGGCTTCCCGGCGTGGGTGACAGTCTTCCTGTCGCAGATCAGTTTGCGCCTGACAAGTGACCAATAGGTACACCATGACCCCGGCCTGTCATTGAACAGACGAAAGCCCCAACCTTTCTCAAACATCATCAGCATCCGGGCTTGTTGAGTAGAGATCATTTCCTGCTCCTGATGGTTTCGGCACACCACTCGCTTGCCACTCGCTCCCCATGTTCGTCTGCATCCACATAATTTGCGCTGATGCCATCACACACCTTCGCACACGCCTCACGCTCGGCAGCGGCGACAAGGGCGGCGAAGTTGGCAAAACCTTCAATCCCCACGATGCTTACCATACCGTCGGCAAACCCCGCCTCCCGCGCCAGTCGGATGATGGTGTCACGATCCATGCCTGTCCTTCCACCATGCTTCAATGAAGCCCCAGATGACGCCGCCGATGGCGCTGCCGATGATGATGCTGATGATGGTTCCAAACAGGAACCCCGAAGAAATCTCGCAGTTCATATCTTGCCCTCCAGTCGGTCGCGCAGGGCGGTGATGGCATGAACAGCCGAGGCAGGGGTGAAGTCGCTGATCTCACTGAATTGCTCCAACGCCTCAAGCGACTGCTGCATCACGGCGCGGCTCATGTCTTCCTCCTCCTGCGGCACTCATTGCGCGCGTCCGATGGGATGTCTGGACTGATCTCTGCGATCTCGCAGGGAACCCAAATCCCGCCCTGAGTGCGGATGGATGTCGCCCACACCATCAGGGTCGCGCCGAAGATCATCCCTATGAATGCCATGACCACCCACTTTTGGACGTCGCTCATAGCCACCCCGCCCAAATGAAGCAGCAAATAACACCCAGGAACAAAGTCCCGAGCGTTGCGGACACGGCGATCAGCCACGCCAGAGCGTCGATGTCATCTTCTTCGTATCTGTTCATGTTGTGACCCAAATCAGTCCAAGATAGGCCACCGCAGTCAACACCGCAATCACCTTGACAGACAAACCACCACCAGGCACCCCCAGCAGCGCCGCCTGAACACGCGCCTCCTCACTGGTGAGCTGCCGAACCGGCGGCACATACGCAGACCCAATCCGAATGCCAGTCTTCGTCTTGTAACAAGGAACCTTCATCATCAACCCCCTCAAAAAAGCGCCGGCGGAAACTTCAACGGATCAAACTTGGGCGGCCGATACGGCTGCCCTTTGTAAGTCGGAAACGGCCACACCGGCGGATGCCCCTCCGACACTTCACACATAGAAACCGTCCGCCCCCGAACTCGAGCCCCAGAACTCGTCCTCCTCCCAGCCCTTCCCACGCTCGTAGTACTCACACGCCGCCTCCTCAATCTCCCGAATCAACTGGTCCGAAATCAACCCCATGATGTTGACCCCAGACACACAAACAGACGACAACCGATACACCGCGGGATAACTGGGCGTCTCTCGGTCCCCAACCTCCGGCGGCTCATAGTCCAGCCCACACTCCAGCGGCTGACCACATAAGTCCGTGTCATACACAAACCCCAACTCACACTCCCTGCGCCGCATACTAGTGTTCACCACGCACCTCCCTCTCCGCAACCAACGAATCGTCATACATCGCCTCCAGCGCCGCATGCAACAACTTCGGGTCAAGATTGGCCGCAGCCGAAATGCGACTCGCCGCCATCAACATGCCAAAAATCGCCACATACGGCTTCGGAATGTGCCCCCGACAATGCAGCAGCAAACTGTCCGCAGCCTCATTGATGGCCGCATAGGCCTCCATGGTCCGCGGATCGAGGGTCAGGTTGTCCTTGTCTTGCATGCCTATCCTTTCTGTTGTGAGTCTGCAATTGTGTGGTAAGCCGGATTGCACGTCAAGTGAACGACTGTTGCGGAAACATAGGTGTTTACCCGCGGCCCGCGGGGCAGGGGAACGAATTTTTGGGTTTGTATAGAACTTTTTAGGGCATGTGTGTTTTTGGAGATTTTTTTGTGGGAAACGGCGTAATAGACGTAATGGCGTAATAAGTCAATGAAATCAACGTGTTGGAGCATTACAGGACATTACATGGAGTCAGAGGTGTAGGAAGTTTTCTGGGAGTCGCGCGCGGTAAAATTTTTGAAATTTTTTTTCTTTGATGACCTGAAAAAAGTCTATAGGCCCAGGCCTAAGGGTTTCCACCTGGGCCCCCCGGGAGCCCGGTATGGCCTGTTGCACCCAGGCAAAACGTGCTACACTTGCTGCAGTTCTATCACGCATGGAGTGCGCCACATGATCGAAATCGACGCGGGAGTGCCCATTCCCGAGGAGTACATCACCAAGTACCCGCTGCGGGACATGGAGCCCGGCGACAGCATCTTCTTTGCCAAAGACCAGGAGCGCCTGGCCGCTAGCGCCAGGACATGCGCCTGGCGTTTCGCCAAGCTCCAGGACCCCCCGTGGGTGTTCACGCTGCGCAGGACTAACCCCCTGAAGGACAAGGACGGTTTCCGCCTCTGGAGGGTCAAGTGACCAAAAAAGACGTTTGGAACGTGCCACCGGTCATTCCAAACAAGGCCGTCAAGAGGCTTGCCAGTCCTGTAAAGCCGCTGAAGCAGTACAAGTCCTTGAACCCCAAGCAATGGAAATTTGTTCAAGAGTATGTGGCGGGGGACGGTCGGGTGACGTTGAAGGATGCTGCCATACGGGCGGGCTACAACCCCAAGTCTGCGTCAGTCATGGCCTGGAAACTGACCAACCCGGACGAGTATCCCGAGGTTGTTTCGGCCATCCAAGCATACCGCGCGGAACTGGCCTCGAAGTACAACACGAGCTTCGAGCGTCACATGCGGGACCTGCAGATCATCCGAGACAAGGCCCTCGAGGCAGGGGCCTTTGCTGCTGCTGTCCAGGCGGAGTATCGCCGCGGCCAGGCCCTGGGCACCATCTATGTGGACCGGAAGGAAATTCGGCATGGGACCATTGACTCGATGTCGAAAGAAGAAGTGCAGCGCAAGTTGGACGAGCTGAAGAAGCTTTACGGTGGGCCCCCACCGGCGGCCATCATCGATGCAAGCACGGGGGAGGTGATCGAAAGTGCCGAGCGAGACCGCGACCCACCTTTTGACCCTGGAGTGGCAGACCCTCCGCCTGATATCTTCGAGCGGGGAGATTCTGACGATGCCATCGACGCCTGAGAGTAGGTTTTCCCAGCGGGTCAGGGAGGGGCTGAAATCCCAGGGCTGCGCTGTTGAAAGGATAGAAAACCGGGTGACCCTGGGCATGCCTGACATGCTGGTGGGCCTCGCGGATCATTTTGTGATGCTCGAGCTCAAGGCCATCACGAAGGGCCTCGCGGTGAATTTAAGCCCCCACCAAGTGGCCTTCTTGACGCGGCACGGGAGGGCTGGCCGGCGCTGCTTCGTGCTTACCCGAGACGAAGGGAACACAAAACGGCCGCCATCGGTGGCGCTGTATTCCGGCCTGCAGGCCTTCGAGCTTGCCCAGGCGGGGCTCCGTGTGGCGCCCATCATGTCCTGGCCGGACCGTGCTGTGGACTGGACCGCCGTCGTGGAGCTGCTATCGGCTGGCTTCGACCCATTGAAAAAAACAAATTGACGGCCTAGGGCACCGTGGGGCATAGTGGGCCCTGTCGCATGGTGCGGCACTCAGAAAGGATAGAGCATGCTTAAAACCGTTCCTGTTTCCAGTAACAGTAAAACCGGCCCCATCGCTGTGACCTACCGCAGCGGCACCCATGAGACCTACGGGACATGCCCTAGGACATGCGGCCTGCACCCGAAGAGCGAAACCGGCGCGGCCACGGTTGACGCTGAATATCTAGCGGCGCTGGTCGATGCTGTGCCCCCTGGTGGCCAGGCTTGGACTTATTCGCACTTTGCGGCCGCGGCGCTGCCCCTGCCGGCTCCCGGAAAAACCGTAATCAATGCGAGCTGTGACACCGTGGCCGATGCGGTGCTGGCCGTGGAGTCCGGCCGGCCGGCGGTGCTGGCGGTCCCGAAAGATACGGCCGAGCAATGGCCCAAAACCGTGCACGGTATCAAGTTTGTACGCTGCCCCGCGGAGCTGTCCGAGGATTTCACTTGCCAGCGCTGCGGCAATGGCCGCCCCTTGTGCGCTCAGGGAAACCGGGATTTTGTGGTGGTGTTTGTCGCCCACGGGACCGGCGCGAAAAAGGTAGGGACCGGGAAAGGCGGATGCTACGCCGCCAGTGGGCCCACGGCTATACAGTGGCACGGGACCCGCACGAAGGGGCTTTCTGATGATGCTGCAGCGCTTCGGAATTTTGCGCGGTCCCTGCCCTACGGCTCGATGTTGCGCCATCATGTCGCTGGGGATATCGGCCGGGAGCTGTCTTAATGCTGCTCGTAATAGTGTTTTTTCTGGCCATGTGGTGGCTCATGGATAAGATCGACCCGGGCTAGTGTTAACCCCAAGGGTCCGCATTAGTGTGGTCCGTGGGCCCTTATGCGGTTTTTGCATAGGTGTCCCCGGTTAGAACAGCCACGGGAAACCAGGCCCCCGGTCCCTGGGCCGCGGTGCTTGAATCCTGGGGGGCTATGGGCCCCGCGGGGCCCATTGAAAAAATCAAATGGACCACGGTCCGCGGACCGTGGAGAATTCGAACCATGCCGGGCCGCGGTGGCCGGGCGTAACTGAGAGAGGATAGAGATATGGCACACATGATTGACACGACTACGGGCGCGGCTGCGATGGCTTATGTCGGGCGCGCTCCCTGGCACGGGCTGGGTGCGCAATTGCAGCCCGGTGCGTCAATTGAACAATGGACCGCGGCCGCCCGGCTGGGGTATACGGTGCTGGAGTCCCCGGTGCTGTATCAGAGCCCCGCGAGCACGGAACTGCAGCGCTGGCCGCTGCGCAAGGTCCTGCACCGGTCCGACACCGGTGCACCGCTGGCCGTGGTTTCGGACGGTTACCGCGTGGTGCAGCCGGCGGAAGTGATGGATTTTTTCCGCCGGCTGGGGGAGCTGGGCGGGTTCGAGCTCGAGACGGCTGGCGCGCTGAGCGATGGCCGCCGGGTGTGGGCCCTGGCCCGGGTTTCGGAAGGCGCGGAAATTGTGAACGGGGACACCGTTCGGCCGTATCTTCTGTTCGGGACTAGTTATGACGGGACCATGGCCACGGTGGCGAAACTGACGGATGTCCGCGTGGTGTGCAATAACACTATTGTTCGGGCGCTGGGCGAGGGCAGCGGCGCGGTGCGCGTGTTGCACAGCGAGCGATTCGATGCGGACGAGGTGCGGCTGCAATTGGGCATTGTGGCGAATTCTTGGGAGCGCTTCTTGGTCCAGTCCCGGTCCCTGGCCGCGGCGCCCATGAGCGAGGGCCAGGCGGACGAATTTGTTCGGGCGCTGCTCGAGCCCTACCACAGCGGCCGGCTCGAGATTCAGGACACCAAGGCTTACAAGCGGGTGCTGCAGCTGTTCAATGGCGCGGCCATTGGCGCGGACATCCCGGGCGTGGCCGGGACCCGTTGGGCCATGCTCAACGCTGTGACCCAGTTGGTGGACCATGAGCGCGGCCGCAGCGATAACACGCGGCTCGAGAGCGCATGGTTCGGCACGGGCGCCGCGATGAAACAGCGCGCTGTTGACCTGCTGGCCGAGGGGGTGTAACCATGGAGCGCCGCTATCGCTTTTGGCTGGAGACGGACTCCGGACAACGGATCGAGTGGCGCTCGCTGAGCGAGCGCCAAGCCCGGGAGATGTATACCCGCACCCGGGTGTATCACCCGGATGGGGTGCGCTTGTTCGGGTGGGGCTCCCACGCGGAGCCCCACTTGGACGCTGTCACCCGCTATCGGGAGCGCCGGGTCAATTAAAAAATTTCACTTGCCACGGACCCCGGTCCGTGCGACAGTAGCGGTGTCGCATGGTGCGACATCAGAAAGGAGAGAGCGATGAGAGTGCAGGAATTGATTACTTTGCTTTCCGCCCCTGGCATAAATTTGGACGCCGAGGTGCTTGTGTGGTTGGGGGATGAGCGCTACGCGTTGAACCCGGCGCTGCCGGTGGACCAGTGGAGCCCGAAGTTTCTGGACCTCAATGTCATTGACCCATTGGACCGGCAGGGGGCAGCATGAGCGACTTGACCCCCATCAGCCGATATCGGCAGCCCATGTTCGCCTCGAGGGCTTCGGTCCCCGAAGCCCTCGAGTATGTGGGCACCATGGCGTCCGCTGCCGGCGGCTCAGCCGGCATTGCGGTCTACACCGCTGCATTGGTCCTGCTCAACACAGTTATCGAGGAACTCGAGCAGGC